TTACATCTAATTCGTGATGAACTAGATGAATTTTTCCCATACAAAGTATTGCAAGTAGAAAATGCAGAAGCTGATGATATTATCGCATCTGTTGTTTTTCATGTCGCAAAAGAACCAAAGAATTATGAGAAGGTATTAATACTTTCTGGTGACAAGGATTTTATACAACTNCAACAACATAATTTTGTATCACAGTATAGTCCAACNCAAAAGAAATTTATGAANGGTGTAGACCCTACTACATATATTAAGACGCATATACTTCAAGGTGATAGAAGTGATGGAGTTCCAAACTTTTTATCACCAGATAATACTTTTGTAGATGAGTTAAGACAAAGACCCATTTCCAAAAGAAAACTTGAAACTTGGATTGAACTTGAGCCTGAAGATTTCTGTAATGAAGAGATGATGAGAAACTTNCATAGAAACAGAACTCTAATAGACCTCAACTATATTCCAGAAGAATTAGTAAGTAAATGTATTCAGACCTATTTGGAAACACCAAGTAAAGATAGAAAACAGTTACTAAATTATTTTGTGAAGTATAGATTAAAAAACCTAATGGAGAATATTGGAGACTTTTAATGACAGTGAANACATATACACCACTAATGTCNGAAGTATTGACAAAAGTGAATAATGCAAAAACTAAAGATAAGAAGATTGCAGTTCTAAAGGAACACGATAGTGAGCCTCTCAGAATGTTAATCAAATCTTCTTTTGACCCAAAAATTAAATGGGTTATGCCTGAAGGTCAAGTACCTTACAAACCAAATGAAGCGCCTGAAGGAACAGAACACACACTTCTTTCTCAAGAGGTAAGAAAGTTCTGGCACTATATTGAAGGTGCAGATAATCAAACACCCAAAATGAGAAAAGAAACTATGTTCATTCAGATGTTAGAAGGTTTGCATAAATCAGAGGCAGAAGTTGTCTGTTATGCAAAGGACAAAATCCTACATCAAAAATATAAAGGTCTTTCTGATGCAGTGGTAAAATCTGCATTTGGTTGGACAGATGATTATTGGATGCCAAACGGTAACATTATTTGACTTGACTTTGCATCTTGATTATGATACAAATATAGTCAATGATTCATAATATGGTAAAAACCTCTCACTCTCTCTCTCAACCATATTAGCGAATCACCCTTGGGGGGTAGCTCAGTCTACCCCCTCTTTTTATTCCCCTAAACCCTTGATTTATAAGAGAAAATAATAATGCTTGACTTTACCCCTATTTTAGTCTAAAATGATAATATAATGAAAAAAAGAGAGAAAAAAATGAATTTTGTGACGGTTACTGGTGGTAATAAAACTCAGAGAAAAGTCGCTGAAACTACTACTCACCAAATGATTGCAGAATTACTTCCAAGGTTTAGAACTTTGGACATTGAGGTGAAACTTAAAAAGTTTACTAAAACCGACAGAGATGCGATTGGTTGGTGTTTGATGGAAGATAACAATCGTACTTTCGTTATTGAAATCAACAAAGATATCGGTATCACTGAATTGGTTACTACAATATGTCATGAGATGGTTCATGTCAAACAGTATGCACGAAATGAAATGACTGATGAATGTGTTGAGTTTGGTGCAGCTACTTGGAAAGGTAGAAAGGTAAATCCAAAAACTACTTACTATGATTTACCTTGGGAAAAAGAAGCATATAGGTTGCAAGATAAACTTGCACTTATGGTTTGGGAAAGTGGAGAAATATAATGTTTGACAAGAATGGAAATGCAATAGATGGTTGGGCAATACTGGAATGTAAACCAGACAATCAACCAGAAATTGTTTCTTTGCACCAATGTTTGGGTAATGCAGAGGAAGAAAAGATGGTTCTAAATGAGATGGCTGAAGGTACAGATACCACCTTTGTAGTGAAAAATACTTTCGGTTGTATGATAGAAAGTGCTTGACTTTGTTATCAAAACATGGTACTATGATTCGTAAATGAGAAAAGTGAGGATATTATGGTAGATTTACTGACAGATATTGAAAGACTTGAAAGTGCAGTTATTAGTTTAACTGAAGGTGCAAGTGATGAAAAGCGAATGGCTATTTGGTCACTTGAGAGTATGATTGCTGAAAAGAAAGCAGTCGTTGAAGAGTTTGAAACTCAAATGGAAGAGGAAGCAGAAATGTTTGAAATGCAAAAAGCTGCTGAATCTGGAACTAAATTATTTTAATGGGAGAATGTGAGATGACACAAGTTGCTGTAATACACACTGCGTTTGAAGATAAACCTTCAACTGTAGCGTTTGTAAATGTACCAGAGTTACCATCATTGAATGAAACTTTGGAATATGCATATCGTTGGACAAACAACGTAATGGGTTCGTGGTCTATCAAGAAAGAGTTTTTTGAAGACGGTGAACCAAATGGTGATTTTAACCCTAATGTCACTGTTATGAAACCACTTACAAAAGATGATAGTGGTAAAGAGTGGGGTCATAGGTCAACCTCAATGGGTGACCAAATTTTAGTTGGTAACAAAAAGTATGTTGTTGCTATGATGGGATTTGAAACATTGGAAGGAGAACCAGTATGACAGTCAAAGCCAAAGGTAGACCATCTACTACTGTAATAGATTTAGATGGTTCTCAAGGGAACGCTTTCGTTCTCTTGGGATATGCAAATCAAACTATGAAACAAAGTGGGTTTGATAAAGAAACAAAAAATAGCATCCTAAATGAGATGAAATCTGGAGACTATATAAACTTACTGAGAACTTTTGAAAAGTATTTTGGTAGCGTTTATACACTTCAAACTTCTAATCCAGAATATCTGGATGCGTTTATGGTAGAAAAAAGTGCTTAAGGAACTATTAACTACTTTTGTTGTGTCTGCATCAGCCGCTGGTGTAGACGTAACTCCACATGATGCGACACAGTATCTAGATAAACAAGCAACTTGTCTTGCAAAAAATATGTACTACGAGGCTCGTAGTCAAGGACTTGCTGGACAACTTGCAGTTAGTTTAGTTGTGTTAAATCGTGTGAGGGATAGTCGATTTCCTAACACAATTTGTGAGGTTGTGCATCAAGGGCCTGTTAGAGAGTCTTGGAAAACTAGAGGTAAGAATGTTCCAGAGCATGAAAGAAAATACTTTCCAATAAAAAACAGATGCCAGTTCAGCTGGTACTGTGATGGTAAAAGCGATGACCCAAAAGAACCAACAACATACGGTGCATTATATGACATGGCACTTGATTTGGTTTATGGTGATATATCAGTTGTAGATATAACTGAAGGTGCAACACATTATCATGCAGATTATGTTTATCCAGCTTGGAGAAAAACTAAGACAAAGACAATTGAAATAGAAGACCATATATTTTATAGATGGGAAAAGTAATGTTAGAAGGTTATAAAAGAAAATATAATATCCACAATGGAGTTGGATATGTATATGAATTTGAAAATGGGTACGGTGCATCCGTAGTTTCTCATGATGTATCTTATGGGGGTGATAGAGGATTGTATGAAATTGCAGTACTTGACTCCAAGGGAGATTTGTGTTACGATACTCCTATTACTGATGATGTAGTCGGTTATGCAGGCGTAACAACAGTATATGAAACTTTAGATAGGATAAAATCATTATGAACTTTTTCTACTTAGATGAAGACCCTTGGACTTCTATTGAGTATCATTGTGACAAACACATAGTCAAGATGCCTACAGAGTACAAACAAATGTTGTGTACTGCACACAGAGTTCTTGACGGTGAAATGTATACTGATAGAACCAAGAATGGTGCGAGGATTAAAAGGTGGAAACATCCAGACCGAAAGATGAATAAACATCTGTATCTTGCTGGTCATGTCAATCACCCAACTAACATATGGTTACGAGAATGTAGAGAAAACTATATGTTAATGTACACATATTATAGGTTGATTTGTGACGAGTATACATATAGGTATGGTAAAGAACATGGTGCAAAAGAATACTGGTGGTTGTTACGAGAACCACCACAAAATATGCCTAGTCTTGGAAAGATTACACCAGTTCCACAAGCCATGAAACAATATCCAGAGTGCATGGTAGAGGGTGACTCTATACAAGCATATCGAAATTTTTATGTAACTGCAAAAAGAAGTTTTGCAACTTGGAAAGAAAGAGGTAGACCGTCATGGTACGAGAACATGACCCAGAACCAGAACGATATTATGATTGGATGCTCTGGAAACTGAGGCAAGAAGAAATGGAACAAGATGACCCTACTGATGATGTAAGTCTTGGTGGTAAATTAAGAGATTGGATAGAGAAACCTTATATGTCAAAAGAAGATATGTGGATGAAAGAAGTTGCAGAGATGCAAAAAACAAATCATCAGCTGATGATGCGAATAAAAGAACAAGCAGAAGAAATTCAAAAATTAAAAGAGAAAATTGATGCCAACTTATAGTTTTAAAAATAATGACACTGGTGCAGAATGGGAAGAGTTTTTCTCTATTGCAGATAAAGATGATTTCTTAAAAAAGAATGACCATATTACACAATTACCATCATTGATATCAATTATTAGTGATACTGGTGGTATCAAGAATGATGGTGGGTGGAAAGATAATATGTCTAGGATTGCAGAAGCACATCCTGGCAGTCCACTTGCATATCGTTATGGTAAGAAGTCTACAAAGGATATAAATACTAGACAAGTATTGAAAAAACATAAAATTTTAAAGGATGTGTGATGGCGAAAAAACAAGATGTAAAAATTGATGATTTAGTAACAATTAAACCAATNACAGATAATCAGACAGTTGCGTTTGANGCATGGAAAAATAATAAAGAACTATTTCTTCACGGAGCTGCTGGAACTGGTAAAACTTTTATCTCTTTATATCTTGCACTGGAAAAAGTATTAGACCCAAGTACACCATATCATTGTGTATATCTAATTCGTAGTGCAGTACCCACAAGAGAAATAGGTTTCTTGCCAGGCGATGAAGAAGATAAGACTGCATTATATCAGATACCATATCAAAACATGGTGCAGTTTATGTTTGAACAACCAAGTGACCAAGCATTTACAATGTTGTATGATAGATTGAAAGCACAAGGTTCAGTTATGTTTCTAACAACATCATATCTGCGTGGTA